AATGCCTTCATCAGGCATTCCAGTAGAAGATCTAGGTGGACCTACACCAGAAAACTATAAACCTGATGACGATTCAGCTAAGCTGAAGGATCCATCTGCAACTCTTGCACAAGTCAAGGACGTTGTTAATGCTAAAGCTGCAAAAGCAGAAGAGGCAGAAGTCGATGGAGAAGTTATCGAGGAAGAAGAGGCAACTACTGATGAGGTAGTCGCTGAAGAGGAAACAACAACTGAAGAGGAATCATCAGAAGTTGTTGCCGAAGAGGAAACTTCTGAAGAAGAAGTCATCGAAGAGGAAGAGGAGAAAATCGACATCGAAGCAGATGTTGCTGCTCTAATCGAAGGTGAAGAACTTTCAGAAGAGTTCCAAGCAAAAGCAAAAACCATCTTTGAAGGAGCAATCCGTTCTAAGGTTGCAGAAATCAAAGAGGAATTGCAAGAATCTTATGCTACTGCTCTTGTTGAGGAGTTAGACAAGATTAAGGAAGGATTAACTGAAAGAGTTGATGCTTACCTTGAGTACGTTGCAGACGAGTGGATGCAAGAAAATGCATTACAAGTTGAGAACGGACTTAAAACCGAAATGACAGAGTCATTCCTAGAAGGAATGAAATCTCTATTTGAAGAACATTATGTAACTATTCCTGAAGACAAATATGATGTACTTAATAGCATGGTAGATAAACTTGATGAAATGGAATCAAAACTCAATGAGCAAATAGATCGTAACGTTGCTCTAAATCGTAGATTGGCAGAATCCAATGCAGACGGTGTTTTCGCTGCTGTAGCTGAAGGTCTTGCAGACACTCAGAAGGAAAAACTCGCTACTCTTGCCGAAAATGTTGAGTTTGAAAGTGAGACAGACTATCGTGAGAAACTAGTTACTTTAAAGGAATCTTATTTCCCAAGTAAAGCTAGTGCTCCAAAGAGCACCTCTGAGAATTTATCAGAAGAGGTTTCAACAGATGAAGCACCTTCAGTAGAAGTTGCTCCTAGAATGCAAGCCTATTTGGATATCTTATCCAGAGCTGCGAAAAAGTGAATTTAACATTTATTCAAACAAACCGTAAGAGGTAAAAACTCAAATGCAAATGTATAACACAGAATCTTTGCAGGAGAAGTGGGGACCTATTCTCGATTACAACGGAATTGATCCAATCAAAGACGCACATCGTAGATCCGTTACCGCTATCCTGCTTGAAAACCAAGAAAAAGAATTAAGAGAGGAAGCATCTTTCCTTTCAGAACAGCCAACAGTTAACACAAACAGTGGTGCTAATGCAGGTTTCTCTGCTGGTGCAACTGCTGCAGGTCCTGTTGCAGGTTTCGACCCAGTACTTATCAGTTTAATTCGTCGTTCAATGCCTAACTTGGTGGCATACGATTTAGCTGGTGTACAACCAATGAATGGTCCTACAGGACTTATCTTCGCAATGAGATCCAGATTTAACACTCAGTCTGGTACAGAAGCACTATTCAACGAACCAGATTCAGCATTCTCAGGACAGGATGATGGATTTGATGTTACATCTGGCTTTACTGCTACAGGTGCATCTAACGTTGGTTTAGGTACAACTGCACAGTCAGGTTCTAATCCAGGACTTCTTAATGCAACTGCTGCTCAAACAAACGCTACCGACTACAACGTTGGTCAGGGTATGAGAACAGACGACGCTGAAGACTTAGGTACTTCTGGTGATAACTTCAACCAGATGGCATTCTCAATCGAGAAAGTAACCGTTACAGCGAAGTCCAGAGCATTAAAGGCAGAGTACAGTCTAGAATTAGCTCAAGACCTCAAAGCAATCCACGGATTGAATGCAGAGGCTGAGTTAGCAAACATTCTATCAACTGAAATTCTTGCTGAAATCAACAGAGAAGTTATTAGAACAATCTATAACGTCGCTGAACCAGGTGCACAAGCAAACGTTGCTTCAGGTGGAACATTCGACCTAGACGTTGACTCCAACGGTAGATGGTCAGTTGAGAAGTTCAAAGGTCTTCTATTCCAAATCGAGAGAGATGCAAACGCAATTGCTCAAGAGACTCGTAGAGGAAAGGGTAACTTCTTGATGTGTTCTGCTGACGTTGCTAGTGCTCTAGCAATGGCTGGTGTACTTGACTATAGTTCTGGTTTAACTGGTCCTGGTGGTCCTTCCATCGGCGAAGTTGATGATACTGGAAACCTTCTAGTTGGTACAATCAACGGACGCATTAAGGTTTATGTTGACCCATATGCTGCTAACCTAAGCGACAAGCACTTCTATGTCGTTGGTTACAAGGGTACTTCTCCTTATGATGCTGGACTGTTCTATTGCCCATACGTTCCTCTACAGATGGTTCGTTCAATAGACCCAAGCACATTCCAACCTAAGATTGGATTCAAAACACGTTACGGTATGGTATCTAACCCATTCGTTACAACTAACGGTGTATACAGTGGAACTCCTGATGGAGAATCACTAACTGCTAATGCTAACATGTATTACAGACGTACACAGGTTACAAATCTAATGTAAATTTTACATTACAAATATCTTGGGGTCCTCACGGACCCCTTTTTTTGTCTATATAAAAATAAAAAAACTGCTATAATATGAAAAGTAATATGCAATATTTAATCTGGTCTTCTATTCTAGAACAACTGGAGAAGCATAATAATACCAGTGGACACTACTACAATATGGTATATGCAAACGTTAAACAACATGAACCAAAAAAATCTTAGTTCGCGCTACAGTAAAGAGTGCATGAATATAAGAAGTGAAGTATTATCAATACTTTTTAAAGAGTTTGGTAATGGTTCTCCAACAAATAACATGAGAATCTACGAGTGTGCAGATAAGTTAATGAAAGCGTTGAATTGTGACTGACTAAATAGTTATAGCTTGGGAAGTTGACATGTCTGCCGACTGGTACAAATCACAACTAAAGAATAGAAACTACCTATCTCCACTTGGTTTTAAATTAGAACTTGAGTTATTTGATGGTGTAGATTTCTTTTGTCAACAGGCAAACATCCCAGAAATAACAATGCCTGTAACACAAGTCCCTACAAGGTATCGTTCCGTACCCATCGTTCCTGGTGGAGGAGTGACCTTTGGGGACTTTTCTGTACAGTTTATTATAGATGAAGATCTAGTAAACTATAATTCTATACAGAAATGGATCAGGCGTAATGGAAATGATGGTGGTGACTCTACTATCGTTCCAGGAGAACCAGAGTACAGTAACGGTCGGTTACTGATTACTACTTCAAACTATCAAGTAAAGAAAGCAATAGCGTTTAAAGGTTTATTTCCTATCTCTATTACTTCCGTTCCCTTTGATGCTACCGTGACCGACCAAGAATACTTTACAGCAAATGTTGTATTTAAGTACCACAACTACATGATAACCGACACTAACTTTAATGAACTTTGATTCACTTCGTAATCGCTTTGATAAAATCCGTGAAGATTGGGCAGAAGACTCTGAAGTAGATTTTCAATTCAAGAACAAACAATACACCACAGACCTCGGTCAGTTAGCTCTTGAAATTCCTTTCCAGCACAATAAATATTTAAACCATTACACTGACTTAATAGAAATTAAAACCTCTTTAGAGTTTCAAACAAGGCAACTTGTGAAACAGAAAAGAGAATATTATGGTGGAGAAGCTGACGCTAAAACTTATGCGGAAAAACCATTCGGCACCAGTATCAAAACCTCAGAAAAAATGAGAGTGTATCTTGAATCTGACGAAGACATTATTAATATGGAAGCGAAGGTTAAGTACATTGATCAGATGCTTTATTTCTTAGATCAAGTAATGAAACAAATCTCCAGTCGTGGGTTTCAGATTAACTCTGCTATTCAATGGGAGAAATTCATAAACGGTAGTGACTAATGTCCGACATTGTAATTAAAAAGAAGAATGAGGTATACGTCACTGTTGCTGGAGCAGCTCACATTCATCATGAGTTGTCTGATTACTTTTCATTTGAAGTACCAGAAGCAAAGTTTCTAAAAAGAAATCCCAAGTACAAGTACTGGGACGGAACGATTCGCCTGTATTCTCCTGCGAATGGTGAGTTGTATGGAGGTTTGCTAGACCATTTATTTGAGTGGGCAGACGAGAGAGCATATACCGTAGCATATGAAAAGAATGATTGGTATGGTGATGCTAGTGATACCAATGGGTTTGTGTCTTTAGAAGGAGTCAAACTCTTCATGGACAAGATAAGCAATGTTCAACCTCGTGAATATCAATACGAGGCAGTCTACGAATCACTCAAGAACAATCGTAAATTACTTCTTTCTCCTACGGGCAGCGGAAAGAGTTTGATGATCTATTCCCTCGTCAGATACTATTGCGCCACCAACAAGAAAACGCTCATCATCGTGCCTACTACTTCTTTGGTAGAGCAGATGGTGAATGACTTCAAAGAGTATGGATGGGCGGCGGATGAATTCGTTCATAAGATCTATAGTGGAAAAGATAAAGTAACAGAAAAAAAAGTTATAATTTCAACATGGCAGTCTATCTACAAGTTTCCTAAAAGATACTTTGACGACATTGACTGTGTGATCGGAGATGAAGCACATCTTTTCAAATCCAAATCCCTAACAGGCATTATGACCAAATTACATAATGCAAAATATAGATTTGGTTTCACTGGTACGCTTGATGGTAGCAAGACACACAAGTGGGTGTTGGAAGGATTATTTGGATCCTGTACACAGGTTACCAAAACTGACGAATTAATCAAGTCTGGTTACCTATCTAAGTTTAGAATCAAAGTATTACTATGCAACCATGCTCCGCAATATTTCGAGTCATATCAAGAAGAAATTGATTTCCTAGTGCAGCATCGCGGAAGGAATAACTTGATAAAGAATCTAGTAGCGGACATAGAAGGCAACACCCTTGTCCTATTTAATTATATCGAGAAGCATGGAGAACCGTTGTATGAATTGATAAATAATACTATAGATGAGCAAAGGAAGATATTCTTTGTTCATGGTGGAACAGATGTAGAAGACAGAGAAGAGGTAAGACATTTAACCGAAACTCAAGACAACGCAGTCATCATCGCTTCTTACGGAACATTCTCCACTGGTATTAACATAAAGCGATTACACAACATTATCTTTGCTTCACCTAGTAAGTCTCGTGTTAGAAACTTACAATCAATAGGAAGGGTCTTACGTAAAGGAGAAGGGAAAGATATAGCGACCTTATACGATATCGCTGACGATATTAATGGTAGGAACTACACTCTCAAACATCTAAACGAGAGAGTAAATATCTATCAATCAGAAAACTTCAAATATGAAGTCATAAAAGTAAACTTACGATAGGGATATGGAAGAAGAATTTTATGCAGTAGTAAAATTAGTATCAGGTGAAGAGATTATATGTAAGATTTGTTACATGCCTGAGGAAGATACATGTCTAGTGAGTGAACCAATGAAAGTAGAGTATGTAACTAGATCACAGAATCTACAGGGTATGCAAGGATTTACTTTAGTGGAATGGTTACATTCTACTTTTGAAGATTTGTTTCTTATACCAAGAAGTAATATCCTTACTATGAGTGAGTGTGATAAAAAAGTAGAGAACTTTTATCTTAAATGTTTATCTGAAGATAAAAAACAAAAACAGTTAGCAGCACAGTATGCTGAAGGTAAGAATGGTAATCCAGAAAAAATACTACCTGGATACGTTGGATCAGTGGATCAAACGAGAAAAATGCTAGAGAAGATCTACAAGGGAAGCTAAGCTACTATCTTCCTTTGAACCTTCACAAGGTTATTGTACACAGTTTATGATGATTCGTCAAGCCCCCTATTGCATGAGTTTGGATTTTGTGATAATATAGGTACATGCGAAAGGAAATATATGGTCAGGCGTAAAAACACCGAATACTATGTGAACAACAAAGAACTATTGGAAGCAATGACTTCCTATAGGGAAAGAGTTATTTACGCGAAGGAACACGACAAACCCAAACCAAGGGTGAGTAATTATGTTGGTGACTGTTTTTTAAAGATAGCAACTCACCTTTCCTATAAACCAAACTTTGTTAATTATCCATTCAGAGAAGATATGATCTGTGATGGTATTGAAAACTGCTTGCAGTACATTGATAACTTCGATCCTGAGAAGTCTAAGAACCCTTTTGCATACTTTACTCAAATTATTTACTACGCTTTCCTACGTCGCATACAGAAGGAGAAGAAGCAACTCGAAATTAAACAAAAAATCCTTGATCATTCTGATGCAGCATCTGTTATGCAGATCGACGATAGTGGTGGTACCTCAGGTTCCGCTGAGATGAACACCATTAAAGAAAACATTGAG